CCCAGCAGGTTTCCGGAGATAACCCAGAAGAAAGCAAGTCGAAAGCTCCCAATCCCATTACCAATACCAATCCCATTAATTCCGTACCTAACGGTACGGGCGGCAAGCCGCCGCTGGTGACGGATCCGGATGAAATCATCTTTGTGTATGGGCTGGCGCTTTTGACCAATGCGGGCACAGTCGAAAAACAAGCTCGATCGTTCCTTGGTGGACTTCGGAAGCATCACGGCGATACCGCGCTGATCGACAAATTGCGCGAATGCGCCAAGGCTAAGCCGCTGCAACCGCTCGAATGGTTAGCCGCCGCACTGCCGCCGGGCGGATCCGCGCCGAAGCTCAACAAGCAAGAAGCTCTGGAAGCCTCAAACGCCGCAGTTGGCGAACGATTTTTAGCGAAAGGTGGCTATGCAGCCTAACGACCTCCCAAAGCTGACCCGAATGGTCACGGATGCGCTGGCCTACTACCGCCAGGACGTGAGTGAATTCACCCTGCATGTCTGGGCTCAGGCCTGCCAGTCGTTCACGATCGAGCAGGTTTCAAAAGCCCTGACGGCGCATGTGACAGACCCCGATCGCGGCCAGTTCGCGCCCAAGGTGGCCGACATCGTGCGGATCCTGTCCGGCACCCACACCGATCGCGCCGCGCTTGCATGGGGTAAGGCACTGGGCGCCATGAGTTCGATTGGGGCTTATAGCGACGTGGTTTTTGATGACCCAGCAATTCACGCTGTCATCGAGGACATGGGGGGGTGGGCCAAGGTTTGCCGCGCCGACATGAAGGAGCTTAGCTACCTGCAAACCAGGTTCTGCACATCTCACAAGGCCTACACAGGACGCGGAACCTTTGAATACCCGAGGCGACTCAATGGCGATCGCTCCCCGGATTCCGAGTACACCAAGAAAGGCCTTGCACTGCCGCGCCCGGCGCTGGTTGGAGATGTCGATCGCGCAATGCTGGTTTACAAGGGCGGCAATGTTTCTGGACGATCGGCTGTTACTTTCGATCAGGTCAAGAGCATGGCATTGCTGGCCGCCGATCGTAAGGAGGCAGCATGACCATCAAAAACATCCCCATCGAATCAAACATCCCAATAGAAGACAGCCCAAACACCACCCTTAAGAAGCAGGTAGGGAATATGGAGGTCGGTGATTCGATCTTCCTGCCAAACCGAACCTTGAACGCCGCAAGAAGTCACTGCTGGCGACTCGGTGCGCTGCACGAAATCAAGCTAATCGCACGCAAGGTGGACGATGGTGTGCGGATCTGGAGGGTGCGATGACTCGTACCCATGCTGCTTACCAGCTGCTGCGACATGGGCCGCTGGATCTAGCTGAGTTCCAGGAAATCACCGGCTGGACAGCGCATACATGCTGGACGACCCTGCAAAAGCTGCGTGAGGCGGGGCGGGTCAGACTATTGCGCCGTGGTGGTACGTCCATCTGCCGATCTGTTTACGAGGTGGCCCAGTGATCACCCAAAAATCCCCGAAACCAAAGGTCTGCAAAGTGTGCAAGACAAAGTTCCAGCCGGCCAAAAACCTGCTGAGCGCCCGTGTGTGCTCGCCAATGTGTGGGATGAGTCTTGCCAGATCGCAGCGATTGAAGGCCGAGAAAGTGCGCCAGGTCAAGGAGAAGAGGGCGGATAAGGCGAAGCTGGAAACCATGAAAGGCCGGGGTTATTGGATCGCCCAGGCGCAGAAGGCCTTCAATTCCTACATCAGAGAGCGCGACAAGGCGGCTGGGTATTCCTGCATTTCGAGCGGTCGCCAACTGGACTGGACGGGGAATGCGGTGGATGCCGGCCACTATCGCAGCCGAGGCTCTGCACCGCACCTTCGATTTGATGAGCGCAACTGCCACGCGCAATCGAAGTACGAAAACCGCTATCTATCGGGGAATGTAGCGGGCTATCGGCTCGGGTTGATCGCTCGCCACGGCCTTGAAATGGTCGAGGCACTTGAGGCAGACCAAGTGCCACGCAACTACACCATTGACGACCTCAAGGCTATCAAAGCCGAGTACACGGCAAAGGCCAAAGAGCTGAAAGTGAGGCAGTCGTGAAGCCGCACATCTGGTTTTACAGAGGCCTGTGGCATTGCGCCATCTTTAATAAGGTATATCGCGGCCCCCAGAGCTGCGGTATTGGATACACCCCCTGCACATGCCTATAAGGAATGGGCGAGGCTATGACCAAGCAAACCTACATCCTCACCCACGACGTAGCCCGCCAGCGCGCTATCCAGGCCATCAAGGACGCCCCAGAAGGCTGGGCTGTCACCGTAGGCGAGCCTACCCGCACCCTTGACCAGAACGCCGCCCAGTGGCCCTACCTAGCTGGCTTCGCAGCACAGAAACAGCTCTGCATCAATGGTGCCATGGAGTGGGTCACAGATGACGACTGGAAAGACGTGCTAACCGGTTGCTGGAACGGTGAAATGCGCATGGCCGCTTTTGACGGGAAGGTGATCATGCTCCCGCAGCGCACCAGCAAGATGGGCAAGAGGACGTTCAGCGATTGGATGGAGTTCTTAGTTGCTATGGCCGCGCAGAGTGGCGTGGAACCGATTTACAAGAGCGCGCCGAGGATGGCCGCATGAAAACCATCAGCAGATGCATCGAAACCACAGCCGTACTAATAGGCGGGGTGGTTGCGTATTTCTACTTCATCTGGAAGTTTGGAGCTGATGTAGTTCTTACTACAGGGTCGCAGGTTGTTGATATTTGGAGAAGGTGATGATCTTTGACTTTTTCGCGCTTGTGGGTTGCGCGGCCGCATCCTTGATTCATGCGGAAGAGGGGCAAGAGAGGGCGGCTCACGATATGGCCCTTTACCGGCAACTCGGCGAGGAATCATATCGCCAGCTGTTTGGCCCGAGGGCTACTCCCAAGCGTAAGACCTACGAATGCGCAGGCTGTGGCGCCCCTCTGTTTGGCGTGCTGAATGAGAACTGCCAATACTGCAAGAGGCCAGCCCAATGCTAACCCCCACCCAGCAAGAAGAAATAGTCCAAATGGCAAAGAACCTCTCACGCCAGAAGGAGAAGGCCCGAACCATGGCAAGAAGCGGATATGTGAGTCCAAAGCAAAGGGCCGAGCTTTTGAAGCGGGCAGAGGATCGGCTCCGCGAATACCTCAAAGAACTCTAAAAGGGCAAATATGTTGATGGCAACAAAGACGGTTGATTTCCACGCAGTAGAGGCCCACCAGCGAGGTATCGACAAACGGCTGCATAACTGGGCGGTGTCCTGCAACAGCAGCGGCCCACCTGGGGTTTCGCCCATGTTCCGCCTTTACCGTCCCGACAACTGGGAGCGTGGAACCACCAGAATCCCCGTGGACCATGCAGACGCGGTCAAGGTTGCAAAAGGGGTAGCGGCTCTGCCCGAGAAGCACCGCAAGTCCATCAACTGGGCATATCTAAAGCCGGTAAACCCACGCCGCGCCTGCCAGGAGATAGGTGTAAGCATGGATGGGCTGATGTTGCTTTTGCGCGACGGTCGGCAAATGCTGATAAACAGAAAAGTTTGACATTTCCAAAAATCGTTATAGAATTTGCTAACGACTGAGCAAAAGCATTAGGGTCGCCCGTCCATGTTGGAGGCGGTGCCGCCGGTAGCTCAGAGTTAGAGCCCTCTGCAATGGAGGGCTTTTTGCTTTCAGTCCATAGAAAGCTTGGGTCACGTCCTCGCCGTAAACACATGCGCCACCGCTCGCCGAGCAAATGGCTGCCACTCGATTGCGGACGCTGACCCCGCCCTATTGGCAATCCGCCAATGTCAACGACTCTGAGGAGTCAGAAAGCAAGCTATGCAAAACCCGATGAGCCCTTTGGCGACCGAATACAAGGTGCGTCCCGTTGTTCGATACCTGTTGACTATGTGGGTGCCGTTTTGGGATCCAGACCCCCGCATGGGTGGCTCCAACGGTAGTCAGAAGCTGTGTGAGTTCGAGTCGGAGACATTGGCAGAGGCCCTGTGTTCGCAGCTGAATCAAGAAGAGGTGGAGCGCGTGGCTCGCCTTAAAAACCCACCCGACGACCGTGCATACTTCGAGGCAGCCGAAAAAGGCCCCGAAACCTACACCGCCTATGCGGAGATCCTCAAGGCAATTGCTGAGGGCAAGAGGGTGCAGTGGCAGGACAAAGCAGGTGAATGGGTTTACCAGCACCCTAGCCACACACTGAACGAAATCAAAGGCATTTTGCAGTCGCCAGAACGATACCGAGTCGAGGCGCCTGTTTAACTTCTTCTCCTCTGGACAGCCGCAGTTGCCCAGTTCCGCCCGCCCTAAACCAGCGGGCTTTTTTATTGACCACCCCGAGAACGGGCGCTAGCCCTGCGCGTTTGGGCGGCGGGTAAACCGCTCAGTTATTTTCGGCTGTCGCACTCGCAGCTAAGCAGGGCGCGAGCGAGAACGGTCAAGCGCTGCCGCAAGGTGAATCCGAAGCGCTCTCACTAAACAAGGAATCAGCATGGACCTGAAAGGCCTCTTATCGATGTTCGGGGCCGACAAGCAGGCGCCCGCCCAAGGGATGGTGCAGCAGGCCGCCCAGGTGCTGCAAAGCCGCCCGTATCAACTTCACATGCAGGAAGCCCAGGCAAACGGCCAGGCTCCCATGACCCCCGAGGCTTTCATGCAGATGATGGCCCAAAAGCAACAACAGAAGCCGCAAGGGCTCCTCAGTCAGTAGTCGAGCCATGTCTGCCATTGAAAAAATATCAAAGAAATCAAAGGGCGGTGCAAGGCCCGGCGCTGGGCGGAAGCCTGGCGCTCCGAACAAGAGGACTGCTGAGTTGATGAAGGCCGCAGAGGAGTCCGGCATAACGCCACTTCAGTTCATGCTGGACGTTATGCGAGATGATGCGAACGACCCGAAAGACCGTCTCGCTGCTGCAAACATGGCGGCGCCCTATGTGCACGCGAAGCTATCCAGTATCGAGGTGAATGCCAACGTAACGACGCATGAGGCATCGCTAGACGAGTTGGCCTGATGGACGCCAAGGAGCGCGCAATTCGGCAGCGGCTGAAAGACGATTTCGCGCATTACGCCAGCAAGTGCCTAAAGATTCGCACTAAGTCTGGCAAGGTAGTACCGCTGGACCTCAATCCGGCTCAGCTTTACATCCACGAGCGAGTAGAGGAGCAGCGGGCCAGGACTGGCAAGGTCAGGGCGATTGTTCTAAAGGGGCGGCAGCAGGGGTGCTCCACGTACATAGAGGGGCGATTCTACTGGCGGGTGTCGCATACCAAGGGAGTGCGAGCCTTCATCCTCACGCACGAGGAAGAGGCGACCAACAATCTTTTTGAGTTGGCGAACAGGTATCACGAGAACTGCCCGGCTCAGGTTAGGCCCAGCACCAGCGCGGCGAATGCCAAGGAGTTGCACTTTGACAAGCTGGACGCAGGCTACAAGGTCGGCACAGCGGGGAACAAGGCGGTAGGGCGTAGTTCTACGGTTCAGCTCTTTCACGGCTCAGAGGTGGCCTTTTGGCCCAACGCGCAGCAACACGCGGCAGGCATCCTCCAGGCGATCCCCGATGAGGCAGGCACCGAGGTATTCAAGGAATCAACGGCAAACGGCGTTGGCAACTATTTTCACAAGGAATGGCAGGACGCAGAGGCGGGGCTATCCGAATACATCGCCATCTTTGTTCCGTGGTACTGGTCGTCAGAGTACCGAAAAGAGGTTCCCGAGGGGTTCACGCTAGAGGCTGATGATGAGCAGTACATGGAGGCATACGGGCTTGACATGGAGCAAATGGCCTGGAGACGGGCCAAGATCATTGAGCTGAAAGACCCGATCCTGTTCAAGCAGGAATACCCGGCAACGGCCGCAGAGGCGTTCCAGGTGTCCGGCGTCGATCCTTACGTGAGTCCTGAGATTGTTCTGACGGCGCGTAAGGCGACGGTCGAGAAGCACGGCGAAAAGAAACTCGGTGTTGACCCAGCCAGGTTCGGCGATGACCGTACCTCGATCTGCTTCAGGCAGGGCCGCAAGGTTCATTGGATACGCAGCTACAGCAAGAAAAGCACCATGGAGGTTGTTGGTCTGGTGCGGCTGGCAATCAAAGAGGTTGGCGCCGAGCAGTGCGCTGTTGACGTTGGAGGCCTTGGAGCCGGCGTCTATGACCGGCTGCTAGAGCTTGTCGAGCCCGACGAGTGCGAGCTTGTTCAGGTCAACAGTTCCGAATCGCCAATGGACGCGAAGAAATACACCAATAAGCGTGCAGAGATGTGGGGCGAGACGAAGGAGTGGCTCTCGGCCCAGCCGGCGCAGATACCGGACAGCGACGAGTTGCAGGCGGATTTGACCCAGATCCGCTACTTCTATGACAGCAACAACGCGCTCAAGATGGAAAAGAAGGAAGACATGAAGAAACGTGGCTTCCGATCACCTGACATGGCTGATGCGCTGGGCCTTACGTTCGCCCGACCAATCAACAAGAGGAAAAAAGCATGGAACAAGCCACTAAGGCCGCCAATCAAGTACGTGGTGTAGGTCGCCCACCGAAGCCCAAGGAGCCCAGTCCCGCGCAAGTCTATGCACTGCGCATCTGGGAAGGCCAGAGTCCAGATTTGCAACGCCATGAGCGCATTTCGCGTGTAAGCGCAGGGCTTGCAGGACAGAAGCTGAGTATGGAGGGCGTTGTTTTGCCTACCACGCACGACTCAAAGCCCGATGAAGAGGCCGAGGCCAAGCTGCGCGCCTGGAACAAGGCATTACCAAAGCCTAATGTGAGCATCGTGTGAGCAAATTGACCGACGACGAGCTAGTCTCCATCATCCAGGCCCACAGGCGCAACAGTCTGGGCGTGGAAGACGGCGAGCTGAGCAATGAGCGTGCCGAGGCGCTTGATCGGTATCACGGCCGCCCCTACGGCAACGAAATGGAGGGCCGCAGCGCTGTAGTGAGCCGCGACCTGTCAGAGGCCATTGATTGGGCTATGCCGGCCATCATGCGCATATTCACGCAGTCCGGCTCAATCGCTGAGTTTGACCCCGTGAGCGCAGAGGATGAGGCGCAGGCCGAGACGGAGACGGACTACGTCAACCAGGTCATCATGAAGGACAACGCGGGATGGATCGTCCTGCACGACGCCATCAAAGACACGCTGCTGCTCAAGAACGGCTATGTCAAGCACTGGTGGGACGAAACCGAGAAGATCGAGGAAACCAAGTACGAAGGCCTGTCCATGGAGCAGGTCCAGCAGCTTATTTCTGAGTTGCAGCAGGACGGCGCAGAGATAGAGGTTTCCGGGCAGGAAGAAAAGATCATTGAAGGCCCAATGGGGCCATTTCCGGTCTATGACATTGAATTGAAGGTCAAGCGCAAGAAGGGCAAGGTTTGCCTTGAGGCTGTTCCGTGCGAAGAGGTGCGAGTCAGCAAGAAATGCCGAGGAACGCTGCAAGAGTCGCCTTTCACTGAGCACGTCACCCGCAAAACCCGCTCCGACCTGATCGAAATGGGTATGGAGCGTGCGTTTGTTGATGGCCTGCCAGCCTGGACGCTCACGGAAACCGGCACACAGCAGACCAGCCGCGACAGCGTGTCTGATGAGACGAATACGGACGGCAGCACACTTTCTGATCGCTCGATGGACGAAATCGAGTACTGCGAAGCCTATGTAAAGGTTGACTGGGACGGCGACGGTGTTGCAGAGCTGCGCCGCGTGGTCACGGTCGGCAACAAGATCCCCGATGGCGAGGAGTGGAACCGCCCAATCCCTGAGGTCGCGCTGACTGGCTTTGTAGCCAAGCGTGTACCGCACCGTCACGTCGGTGAGTCGCTTTATGACGAACTGGGCGACCTACAGGAGATTAAAACAACCCTGATGCGGCAGTTGCTGGACAACATCTACCGCACCAATAACAGCGAAAGGCTTGTTAACGAGCGCGTGAACCTAGGTGACTTCCTGATCAGCCTTCCCGGTGGTGTAAAGCGCATCGAAGGCATGGAGCCGGTAGCCGGCGCCGTGATGCCCCACGTTGCACAGCCAATCGTTGGGCAGATCCTGCCGGTTGTGGACTATATCGACGGCATTAAAGAAGGTCGGACAGGCATCAACAAGGCTACGACTGGCTTGGACCCAGATGTCTTGAAGCAGACGACCAAAGGCGCGTTCATGGAGAACCTGAATCGCGCCAGCCAGAAAGTGGAGATGATCACTCGGCTGATCGCAGAGACGGGCGTCAAGGAAATGGTCCTGCGCGTGCATTCATTGCTGCTGCGCTACCAAGACAAGCAGCGCATCATCCGAATGAAGGGCAAGTACGTGCCCGTCAACCCACAGGAATGGCAAGAGCGCACCGATTTAACCGTGAAGGTTGGGCTCGGGACTGGCAACGAGGAAGACAAGCAGCGCAAGCTGATGATGGTTGCCGACCTGCAAGCCAAGATGCTTGGTCCACTGGGGTTGGTTGATCCTGACCACGCTTTTGCGCTGTTCGCCGACGTGGTCAAGAACCTGGGCTTTGAAACCCCGGACAAATACGCCATGTCGCCCGAATCGCCCGAGTTCCAAAAGAAGATGAGCCAGCCAAAACCACCTCCTCCCGAGGTCATGGTGGAGCAGATCAAGCAGCAGGGCCAGATGCAAGGCAAGCAGCTTGAGGCCCAACTGAGCGACCAGCAGCACCAGCGCGAGATGACCCGTGACATGCAGGTGGAGGCCAGCAAGCAGGAAATGCAGGCCCGCGACACGCAGCATACGGCGGCGCTGGAGATGCAGAAGTACGAAATGAAGCTGCGGTACGACGACATGAAGCACCAGCGGGAAATAGGATTCCAGCAATGGAAGGCTGAGCTTGACGCCTCTGTTGCCATCAAGACCGCGAGCATGACAAGCCAGTCCAGCGCGACTGATCCAGCTACCCAGGCCGCGACCGGCGAGATAACCCGCGAGGTGCAGCAATGATGACCCCAGAAGACCGCAAGTTCCGGGCGACCGACGCCAAGCAACTGCTTGACAACAAGATACTGCAAGAGGCCTTCAAGGCTGTGGAGGGCCACCTGAGCATGGCCGCCCTCACATGCGACCCAGACAACGCCACGAAGGCGCAGCGGATCATCATCAGCCAGCAGCTTCTAGCCGCCGTCAAGCGCGAAATCACCCGCGTGATCGAGGACGGCCTTGTTGCAGAGATTCAGATAGCGGAAATCGAGCGCAAGCGCGGACTGACATCGATTTTCAGAAGGTAACCGGCGAACACCCGCCTTTTAGCGAACGCAGCGATGCGCCGCAGTCCTCTCTGGTGTCTTGAGAGGGGATTTTGATTGATTGACCAAATGGAACAGGAAAACCCTACCGGTGGCGACACTGGCGCAAGTACCCTGGATCGGCTTGAGAGCTTCTTGTCTGCCGACACAGCTCCCAAAAAACCAGCCGCCAGCGACGCGCAACCCAGCAGCACGGATAACGAGCTGCAGGACGTTGACGACTCGCAACCACAGGCAGACGACGCACAGGATGCAACGGAAGACCCCGATAAGGCTGACGTACCTGCGCAGGGCGACGAAAAGCCTAATGAGTACCAACTGAGCGACATTGCAAAGCTACTCGGTGCCGACGAATCCGCGCTTGACGTGGACGAAGACGGCAACGTGCTGGTGAAAACCAAGGTCGATGGTCAGGAGGGAAAGGCCAAATTCGCCGACCTGATCAAGTCCTATCAGCTCCAGAGTCACGTTGACAAACAGGTGCGAGAAGTTGCTGAGCAACGCAAGGCAGTGCAAGAGCAGGCCCAGTCGCTACAGCAGCAATTGCAGGTGCAGCAAGCGGTAATCGGAAAGATTGCCGAAGTCAAAGCGATTGAGTCAGAGCTTGCTCTGTATCAAAACATTGACTGGCAGGCCCTGGCCGACCAAGACCCCCAGCGGGCCGTGAAACTTGACCTCCAGATGCGTGACCTTCAAAGGAAGCATGCGCAGACGATTGGGCAGGTGAACGAGGCTGGACAGCACATTCAGCAGAAG